CCCTAAGCTCCATTTTGCGTGATATTATAATATGAGGCAAAAATATTAAAAGGTATCTAATAATCAAAAAAAATATAAAATAATGTAAACTTTATTTGCTTATGTGAATATTATAATATATCTTTGTACTCAGAAAAGAGATAATAAAACATCACAACAGCAATTATGAAACTTAAGAGTCAACAGAAGGCAGTCATCGACGACGCAATAGAGCGGTTCGCAAGAAGCGGCTACGGACACTTCGACATCAGGGGCATTGACATCACGGATAACACCGAGGACGCCTGCGAAGCAGAAGCAGAGGGCGAGGTAAAAAGGTACTTCTTCACGGACCCCGAGGACGCTGTGATCTTCGGGCCTTACGAGGACGAGGATATCATAGACAAGGTGACGGTAAGCAGGTATGACGACGACGGCAACCTGTCGTCAGTCGAAAGGGCAGACAACTTTTAATATAATACGAAACGATATATGAAACTCATTACTAAAGCAATCGAAAACAGACTTAAAAGATATCCGCTTTACAGCCAGGACGGCATGGGCGGGGATGCAACGGCAATATGCAAATTCTTTGCACCGACAGGCAGATGGACCTGGTATGTTACCGAGGCAGAGAGACAAGGCAACAACGACTACGAGTTCTTCGGGCTGGTGATCAACGGCTACGGCGAAAAAGAATACGGGTACTTCACCCTCTCAGAGCTTGAGGGTGCAACGCTGCCTATGGGCCTCAAGATAGAAAGGGATAAAGGTTTCTTACCTACCAAACTCAGCAAGATAAACCAAATCAATTAAACGCATAATACGATGAAAAAGACATATCTAAGCAAGATCATGTTGCTTGCGTGGCAGTTCAGAAGGCAGACGGGCGTGGACTTCGGCGAGTGCCTGAAGAAGGCTTGGGCGAACTACAAGGTGGTGCGCCGTATGCGCAACGGCATAGCCCCGTTTCTATTTCATGAAGGTTGACGGCACCCTGCGCGAGGCGTGGGGCACCCTCAGGTTCGACAGGCTGCCGCAACACGACTACGACAACGACAGGCGGGTGAAAAACCCGACGGTGCAGCTGTTCTACGACACCGAGAAACACGAGTTTCGCTGTTTCAAGAAGTTCAACCTTGTAAACGCATAATACGGTAATTTCTAAATACACGATGAAGACATATAAAATGGGAAATGGACAAGTGAGGATTTACAGCCGCATACCGGCCGGGTGGTCGGTCATCGAGGATGCGGCCAATGCACCGCGCGGATACGAATTTATCTGCAACAACAAAGACCCGTTCACGAAAGCGTACAGACAGGGGCTAATAAGGACAAGATGATGGACGGATATCAGAGTGTCAGCACCGTGGCGATCTTCACGGGCGACATCACGGGACGGTTCGACATCTCGGATGCCATACACGAGGCGAAAGCCGCAAACGGGGGTTTCGAGTTCGGGCGCGGCTACGCCACCGACGTCCCCTTCTTCCGAGAGCGTATCACGACCATACCACAACGCCAGAAGGTGGACTATTTCGAGGTGCAGCAGAACGGCCTGTTCTACGGCCGCTGCATCATCGACATCGGCGGCAGGGAATACGAGAGCGCCGCCCTGGTCACGGGCCGCGACTTCGGCATAACGCTGTGCAAGGACCTGCCTGCATGAAAAAGCACATTTATTATCATGACAATTAAAACATTGTCGTAAATTAGGGTGTATTATGAATACCCGAAAGGCATCTGTCTTGCTAAATTTGTAGCAACAGATGCCGCGCGGGGTGGAGCAGTTGGATAAGCTTGCTTGCCTAACCTGCAAGAGGTCGGCGGTTCGAGTCCGTCCCCCGCACCTATAACCAAACCAATCAAACAACTATCATGAAAATATTGACACTTATCATCAAACAGAAGTATTTCGACGCCATCGTCGCCGGGACAAAGAAAGTAGAGACACGCGAGGTGAGAGCGAAGACCGCAAGCCGTTACATCGAATACGTCGACACGGACGACACCGTCTACGCCAGGGATACGGACATACCCGCGGACCGTCTCGACTACGTGCAGGCGCGCCCGATCAAATACGATGCGATACGTCTGTATGTCGGATACCAGAAAGACCGCCAGACGGCCCTCGTCGGGGTCAAGGGCGCCAAGATCATCTTCCTCACCGACGAAAAAGGCAACGAAGTCACCTACACCTATGAAGGACGCGAGTACGTCGATGCAGAGATAGACTATCAGTTAGGTAGCATCATAAAAAGTTAACTTATTAAAAACAAAACCGGGTTTTAAGAACAAAGAATGTATCACAGGGTTTCACTGACGCGAGCACAGGCAAGGTAACCAATGGCGGGCGCTTCATGAGCCACAAGCAGAAGGCCCGCCAGGTCCGTGCAGGATTCGGTCTCAGCACCGGATAACAGCCGTATGGGGCTGATCGGGCACACGGAGGAATGTATCGGCAGCGTCAGGGAACACTCTGACACTGCCATACTGTTTTGTTCCCTGGGCAAGGACTCCCTCGTGGTCCTTGATCTCATAGCCCCGAAGTTCAGGCACGTGATATGCGTATTCATGTACTTCGTCCCGGGGCTTGAACACATAGAGAAATACATCAGGTGGGCCGAAGGCCGCTACCCGAACACCGTGTTCGTGCAGGTGCCGCACTGGAGCCTGACAAGGATCATGCGATGCGGGCTGTACTGCGTACCCAACCCGAAGATGCGGCTTCTCTCCCTGAAGGACATCGACGCGAACATGAAGCTGAAATACGGCATCGAATACTCCTTCTACGGGATGAAGAAGGCGGACAGCCTGAACAGGCGTCTTATGCTCGACGGCTACGCGGCAAACCACTACATCAACAACGGCAAGGCGTATCCCCTGGCCGAGTGGACGCAAAAGGACGTGCTGTCATACATGCGGCAGCACCGTCTGCCGCAGCCGGTGAGATACAGCAGGAACGCGAGCGGTGGCGTGGGATTCAACGAGGACTGTTACGTCTGGATGAGGGAGCACTACCCGCAGGACCTTGCGAAGGTGCTGAAGGCGTTTCCGATGAGTGAAAAGATATTGTACGATCATGACAACAGACAAGAGGAAAATAACGGATCTTAGCAAATACGTCAATTCGGTGCCTATGGAGGTCAGGCGTTCGGAGATAAGGTTTTCGGACTACAACCCGCGCACGATCACCGACGAGGCGAAAAAGACGCTCAAGAAAGGCATACGCCGGTACGGCCTTCTCGGCGGCATCATCGTGAACCGTACTACGGGTATGACGATCGTCAGCGGGCACCAGAGGGTGGCCGTGATGGACGAGCTGAATAAATACGACGCCGCAACGAAAGAGAACGACTACCGCCTGCGTGTCGACGTCATCGAAGTAAGCGAACAGGACGAGAAGCAACTCAACATACTCCTGAACAACCCGAACGCCCAGGGACAGTGGGACTACGACCTGATGCGCGAGATCATCCCCGGCATCGACTGCGAGGCGGCCGGGCTGACGGCAGAGGACCTGAACATCATCGGCGTGGACTTCACCATGAAGACGGAGGAGGAAAGCGCGATAGCCGACGCCCTTAACGAGGTCACGGCACCCGTAGACGCCGCGAAAGAGGCGGAGAAGCAGGCGAAAGCCGAGATGACAAGCGAGCAGAAGATCGCCCACAACAAGAACGTCAAAGGGCAGATACTCGACAAGGCCGAAGAGAAGGCGGAGAACATGGAAGCGTACGTGATGCTCACTTTCGACACCATAAAGGCCAAGGCATCATTCATGGAACGGTTCGGCTTCGACAAGGAAGGGAAATTCATCAAGGGTGAGGCTTTCTCCGACATGATCGAGAGAGTCGAATAAAAAACACAACCGGCAATGGAACAGCAGCAGACAGACATAACGAAGAAGAAGAAAAGGGGCAGGAAACCGAAGTTCGACTACCGCAGCGCCGAGTTCCTCGACAGGATAGAAAAGCTTGCCCAGACGGGCATGACGGACATGGAGATAGCGCACAACATCGGCCTGTGCTACCAGAAATTCAGCGAGAAGAAGAACAAAATCAGGGAAATAAGCGAAACATTGACGCAGGCGCGCCTGAAAATCAACGCCGCTGTGCGTGCGAGGTTCCTCAAGGCCGCAATGGGCGGCGACACCGTCATGAGCAAGTCGCATAAGAGGATCGTATTGAAGGACGGCACGGTGACCGACGACTGGCTGGACGAGGAGATAACGACGGAGCAGCCGGCTAACACCAAGGCCCTCGACCTGTGGCTGCGCCTGCATGACGACGAATGGCGCGAGAGGTCGGCTCAGAACATCGACATAACGTCGCAGGGCAAGTCCCTTGCTCCGCCGAAGGTGGCCGTCGAGATCATCTATAACAAGAAAGAGGACTGCGATCTGCAGGACAAGGACAGCAACGTAGGGTTGGCGAAAGACAATTAGAAATAAAAGGAACGCCTATCCTGTCGCGGCTCATCAAGGCCCACGGCCTTGACAGGTACCACGTGTTCGTATTCGAGGGCGGCTCCCGTTCCTCGAAGACATATTCCATAATACAGTTCCTTCTCATCTACGCACTCAGCAACCAGGACAGGACAAACCGCGTGCTCATCTCCCGCAAGAAAGGCACATGGCTGTCTTCGACGGTCTGGACGGATTTCCAGAACATCCTCGTCATGACGGGGCTGATGCAGGACTGCTCCATCAACAAGACGCTCAAGATAGTCCACCTGTACACCACCACATTCGAGTTCGTGGGGCTTGACGACGTGCAGAAGCTGCACGGCCTGACAAGCGACATCGTATGGATCAACGAGGCGATGGAATGCAACAAGGACGACTTCGACCAGCTCGAACAGCGTTGCTCCCGCTTCATGATCCTCGACTACAACCCTTCGGCCGAGGAGCACTGGATATACGACAAGGTCATAGGACGCAAGGACTGCTACTTCGACCATTCGACGATGATCGACAACCCTTTCATACCGGATAACATGCGGCGTAAGATACTCTCCTATGAACCAACCGAATACAATTATTCACAGGGGACCGTCGACAAGAGAAAGTGGCTCATCTACGGCCTTGGCAAGCGCGCAAAGATCGAAGGACTCGTATTCGATAACTGGAAGATCATAAAGGAAGTGCCGCTGTGGGTGAAAGAGCGTTACTACGGCCTCGACTTCGGCTATTCGTCTGACCCTACGGCCTGTGAGGAAGTCGGCTTCCTTGACAACGCGATATACCTTGACGAGAAGTTTTACACGACGGGCATGCTGACAAAGGACATCATCGAGGGCCTGCGTCCGCTGCCGCGTCGCAAGATATGGTCGGAGAGTGCCGACCCGCGGCTTGTCGACGAAATCTATAACGCCGGCTTCAACATCGAGGCGGTGCGCAAGTATGCAGGCTCCATAGAGGCGGGCATCGACTGGATGAAAGGCCACAGGATGTATGTCACCGAGAACAGCATCGACCTTATCAGGGAACTGAAAAACTATACCTGGCAGCAGGACAAGAACGGCAAATGGCTCAACGTGCCTGTCGACAGCTACAACCACTGCATCGACGGCATAAGGTACGTATGCCTCATGGAGCGTATGGGCCAGAAAGAGCCGGTCAAGGATTTCGCCGGGGTATTCCGTTAACATCAAAACAACAACAGTAAAATGACAATTGAAGAAATAAAGGCATTGCCCACGGAAGCCGAGAAGATAACGCAACTGCGCAAGCGTGACACGCCGCTGCCGAATGCGGCGGAGTTGTGGGACGAATGGGACCCGTTCCGCCATGAGATATGGGCAGACAAGGAGAAGTACCCCGATGGCGTGAAGATCATCAGGGACGAGATCAAGGATGAACGTACGGGCAAGGTGACACAGCCGCGTGAGACGCGCCCCGACCGCCGCAACCGCATACCGCTGCCGATAGAGCAGGATATCGTCGACATACATACCGCATTCACGGCAGGCAAGGAGCCAAAACTCACGTGCGACACCGACGACGACGGCGAAAAAGAACTGTTCAAGGTGGTGAAAGCCGTCAACAGGTCGAACAAGATGCGTTTCGTGAACAAACGCCTCGTGCGCTCCGTATTCGCCGAGCAGGAAGTGGCCGAATACTGGTATGCCGTCAAGGATAACTCCTTCTGGAAGAAGCTGCGCAACAAGATACGTAACGCCTTCGGGTTGAAGGACAACGTACAATACAAGCTCAAATGCACGCTGTGGTCGCCATTCCGCGGCGACAGGCTTTACCCGAAGTTCGACGATAACCACAACCTTGTCGCCTTCTGCCGCGAGTACCGTATCAAGGATGACAACGACAGCTGGATAACGAAGTTCATGTATGTCGATGACAAGGAAGTCAAGGTCTGGACAAGCTCGCCCGACTGGACGGTGGACAAGAGCCTTTCTTTCCAGCATCACTTCGGCAAGATACCGGTGATCTACTCATACAGTCCCGTCACGCTCTGCCACAATATCAAGCCGATGCGCGAGAGTCTCGAGAAGCTCGTCTCCGACTACGCCGACTGCATAGACTACAACTTCTATCCAAAGCCTGTCGTCGAAGGCGACATGGTGGGAGTGCCGACAAAAGAGAACGGGGACGTCATACAGATACGCAACGGCGGCAAGGTCTACTACCTGACATGGAACCAGACGCCGGAAAACGCCAAACTCGAATTCGACTTCCTCATGGAGCGCATCTACTCGATGACGAAGACGCCGCGCCTGTCCGTGGACGCTCTCAAGGGCATAGGCCAGGTGCCGTCCGGGACCTCGTTCAAGTTCATCTTCATGGGCACCCTTCTGGCCGTCGACAACCACGCCGAGATCGTAGGCGAGCATTTCCAGCGCAGGTATAATTTCCTTCCGGCGGCGATAGGGAGCATCAACTCCTATTACAGCAAGGCGGCAGAGAGCATAGACATCGACGCCGAAGTGGATCCGTACACTATAGACAACCTCGAGGAGAAAGTGGAGCTGGCGGTAAAGGCTTCCGGCGGAGCTGTCGCATCACGCAAGACCGGGGTCATCATGGCCGGCATCGTCGACGAGGTGGATGACGAACTCAGGGAGATGCAAAAGGAAGACGACGAGAAGGCACCTTCAAACAATACACCCAACGCAGTCAACACTGCCAACGCCGACCAGGTCGCAAGCCCTCAAGAGACCCAGGCAAAGCCCGGAAAACAACAGGCGGGAAGGTAAAGGCACGTACTAAGACCGCCTTTCCTTTCCGTGCCCCGCCCTGTTTGGGAGCGGGGTTTTTCGTGCCTTCAAGCCTATTTTACGACAACCTGCCCCAAGTCATGACAAAGAGCCGTAAA